CATCCGGCTGCCGCGCTCGTTGAAAAGCCGCAGCAGGCCCTCCAATCGTTGTTTTTCCTGTTCGATGAATTCCTTCACAGAACCACCTCCTCGATCTTCCGCCCGTCTGGCAGCACCGTGATGCCTCGGCTCGTGAAACTCTTCAAGACCCGTTCGCGCTCCGCCTGGCTGCCGGTCACGATGGTTTCGATGTTGTCCAGCAGCGTGACGGAGTATTTGAAGATCGTTTCGTTGCCCGACCGCCCCGCGAATTGCTTCCAGTCGGCGGGCGCGCTGCCGCGCCGGTTGCGCACGTAATCGTCTGTTACCCGTCCAAAGGCGTCATGGTCGTAACTGACGGCGTCCATGCGCCGGAGCAGGCGCTTCTTGAAATAGAGGCCCTTGGAAGTCGGCTTGCCGCGGGCGGGCAGTTTCTTGATGCGCGTGAAGAAGTAGCTGGCGCCGCCGGTGTCCATGTCCGCCTCGGGCGACATGCCGCCGGTCGGCACGCCGATGCGCATCTTCTCGATGGTGCTGACCATCGCACCGTTATTCTCCAGCACCGTGTCGATGAACGAGTCCATCCGCGCGCCGTCGGTGAGGTTGTGGAAGAGCGCGTGCCCCTTCATCTCCCGCTCCAAGTCCTCGTCCGACAGATCGAACCGGTATTGATGCCGGTACCCGCCGTTCAGTTTTCGGTTGAGAAAGCCGTGCTGGTATTCGCCCTGTGGGTTGTAGCCGGGGAGGCGTGTCAGGTCTCGCACACCGAGACGTCCCTGCCAGTAGTCGCGCAACGTCTGCACCCGCTCGGTCACCGAGGCGTCGCGATCCTCCAGGCTTTTCAGCACCTTGCGGTAGTCGTCTCGCGCGTCCGTCTTGGAGACGTAGGCCATTTTGCGCAGGTACATCCACTCGGCATGCTCGGGCAGCGCCGTCGAGGCGTCGATTCCCAGGCTGTCCAGTTTCTCCATGATCCCCGCCACATCGTCGGGCGAGGCCCCTTTGGGAATCATCACCTCCAGTTCACCCCGCTGGGCGTAGTGGTTCTGGTCCGACCACGGGCGGTAGCGCACCCGCGTGCCGTCTGGGAAGGTGGCGGTGTACTGCTCGCCCTTCTTCATCCGGCGGCCATGAAAGAGCTGGCTGTTGGGCGCCGCGTCGTCCTGAACGAGGACCTCGCCTTTGTTGAGCGAGCGCAGCGTGTTCTCCACGCCCCCCTTGTGGACGGTGAAGGCCGCCTCGGATTTCTTGCGTTCGGTTTTCTTCTTGCGCAGATACTGAGCGAGGTCGCCCTCGGTGCGCCGCTGCGCTTCGCGGGCCTTCTCGATCTCGTCCAGCCAGCCCAGATACCCCTTGGCCATATCCCGCACCTCGGGGTCGTCGTGCGCGGCCAGTTCCTTGAGCGTCCGGCGATGTCTGACGGCCTTCTCGATGGTCGAGGCGTTGTACTGCCCGTCCTGCTGGTGGTGGTTGACCGTCTTCACCGCCGAGAGGATGTCGTCATAGTAGTTGTCCTCCTCCAAAGGCTTGCCGATACGCTGAGGCACGCCGGTCAGGTCCCCCTTGCGCAGGCCCGCCAGCAGTTTGCCGTCCGCATCCGGGCGGAGTTTCATCTTTACGACCGTGCGTTTCTTCCCCTGCAGCGTTTCGGTGAATACGAGCGCGTTCTGATCCTCGATGTCATCCATATCGACCGGCAGCGTTTTCCCCTGCCAGCCCAGCGCCTCGGCTTCGCGGACGAGCGCCTCCTCAGTGGGACCGAAGCGTTTGGCCTTGCCCGCTTGGACAGCCTTTGCGAACCCGAATTGCGGATCGTTCAGAATGTCCCGGTAGTAGGACTCGAAGTCGCGGCGCAGGTTGTGTTTGCGCTCCAGAGCCTGATCGTAGAAGTGCCGGACCTTGGTCGTGTCGCCGCCGAAGCGTCCCTCGGCATAGGGGCGCAGGATCGCAAGGTAATCATCGTCGGAGATCTTCTCGACCTCTTCGATGGCCCGCAGCGTCGCCGAGGGATCGAACCGGACTCGGCCCTCCTTGGCCGCCCGGAAAACCGTGTTGTAGTAAGGTTCCTGTTCGCCGTGGACCTGATTGGGGTGGTAATCGAGCGCGAGCCGGTCCTGCCCCAGGAACTTGAACGCCTGCCCCTTGTCGATGCCGTAGACGTGGCCGCCCTTCGCCCGGATGAACTGCTTCGAATGCCCGTCGTGGTTGGCGACCAGCCAGTCGATGACGTGCTCGCGCTGGACCTGTTCCATCTCCAGTGTGGTCAGATTCTCGGGAAGGGTGTTCCGGAAATCGAAGTCGTCCTTCAGGTCGGTGCGCCATTTCTGGATCGAGCCGGTCCGGCCATTCAGGCGGATGGTGCGAACCTCAATGGCGTCCGGATCGATCAGGCGTCCGATCCGGTAGGCGGCCTCCTCGCCGTGGGCGATGAACTCGTCGGCCTTCTTGCCGATCGGCTTGAAGAGCCACTTCTCGCCGTTCTCATCGGTCCAGAATTCCTTCTCATGCGCGCCGCCCACCTGCGCCTTGCCAGCCGGTTTGAACTTGCCGGGTTGTCCCTTCGCCTGCCAGGCCGTATCCACGTCTTCGAACACCACGCCCTTCTTGGCGGGTTTCACATCTTCCGGCGGGGCTTGTGGCTGCGGCTCGGGCTTTGCGGGTTTCGCCGGAGTCGCGGTCTTCGGCTTTCCGCCCTTCTTGTATTTTTCCTGGTGCGCCTTGTAGCCCGCGTCGAGTTTGGCCTGGATCGCGGCGATCTTGGCCTCGTCCGTCTCGCTGAACAGCGCGACGAAGTCTTCCTTCGATCCCCACTGCCAGTGCGAGACCTTGGCCTTCTTGGCCATCTTCTTCAGATCGACCGACTTCATTTCCTGAAGTTGGCTCTGCACGACCTGCTTTTTGATGGCGAGGTTCTCCGCCAGGTGCGCAATCTCCGCGGGCGGCACATCCGAGGCCGCCTGAAAAGCCTGCTCCGCCTGCTTCAGCGATTGAAGATAGGTGGCATAATCGTCGGGCTTCTGCGGAACCTGCACGCCAAGTACGCTGTCCTTGATCTTCGCCTTCTTCTTTTCGATGGCCTCCTTGTTTTCCTTGGCCTTCGCCTCTTGGGCCATCTGTTGGCCCGCCTTTTTCTGAAGCGCCTCGGCGAGCTGCTGCTTGTTTTTCAGCACGCCAATGCCATGCTTCTTCTTGGCCGCGATGAGGTCCTTGCCGCTCAGGCCGGTGTGGTCGACGCCCGGCTCGATCTTGTCCAGCAGCTCGATGGTGTCCTGCTTGGTCATGTTGAGCGAGATGCCCTCGGACTTGGCCATCTCTTTGAGTTGCGAAACCGGCATGGCCTCCAGATCGGGCAACGGCGCCGCTTCGGCCATCTGCTGGGCGGCAATCTTCGCCTGCTGAAGCGCCGCCTGCTTCTGCGCCAGAAGATCGATGAGTTCCTGTTTGCTGCGTAGCGCGCCGATCTTGTGCTGCTTGAGCTTGGCCTGAAGCGCCGCGCCGGATAGCCCGGTGTGGTCGATGCCGGGTTCCGCCTGGTCGAGCAGGGCAAGGTGCTCGGCCTTGGTGCGCGCCACCGAGACGCCGTTCTGCTTGGCCAGCGTCTTCAATTGCGCGGCAGTCAGCTGTTCCAGGTCGGCGGGCGTGCCCTTCTCGAAAGCCGCCTTGAGCGCGGTGGCCTCCATCGCCTCGGCATCGGCCATGCTTTCGAGCACATGCGGCGGGAGGATGCAGGCGTCCCCCGGCTCGGTCGCCTCGGCGGCCTGTGCGGACATTGCCCCGCTGCCGCAGATGACGAGCGGCTTGGCAACGATGTTCGTGCAGCGGCAATGGGGGTGCGCTGGTTGCTGGGGGAACCTGTCGATGGGAAAGGTCTTGCCGTCCAGGCCGCCGCAGACGGGGCACATCCGTTCGTCGTCCATCGCCAGCCATTCGAGCCGCTGCACTCCGACGCGCTCGTGGAACTTGAGCCGCCCCATGTTGTGAGCGCGCAAGACCTCCGTCCTCGCGATCATTTCCATGCGGTACTGCGCCTTGCTGAAGACCTTCGTGCCCGCCTGCCGGAAGGAGTCCTTGTCGACAATGACCTCGCCCAGGTCTCGTACGATATCGCCCGCGCCCTTGCCCGTGGCGATGCCCGAGAGCAGCGCGCGCTTGATGCCGTCTGCCAGCTCGCGATTCACGTCGCCGGCCAGTGTCAGGTTGTATTGCGTGAGGAAATCGAGCGCATCGGTATCGACGATCTGAAAGACCTTGGTGGCCAGTTTGTCGATGCCGCCCGGCGTGAGGTCGGCGTAGAAGGGCAGCGCGGCGTCGGCGAGTTCGCCGATCCCTCCCGCGACGCCGTTCAGGAAGGATTCTTTCGTGCTCCGGCGAAAGGCCAGCGTCTGCTCGCGCTTGAGACGCTTCATCGCCTCGTCGATCTCAACTTGGAGTTTCTCCAGCCCCCTGAGTCCCGCCAGTTTGTTCTCCGGCAGCGACGCCGGATCACCGTAGCGCCGGATACTCGCTTTCACCTCGCCCTCGGCCTGCTTTAGGGCCTGGGTGAGGCTGGCGGTCATCTGGTCGGTGTAGCGGTCGCGCGCCTTCAGGCTCTTGAGCGTCGCCGCCTGAATGCGCGCCTTCAGGTCGGAAGGCATCACCCCGCCTCCCGGCGATCCAGGAAGCGGCAGGCGGGCGCGTCGAAGACCCGGTCGGCGTTATGTACCCGGCAGCGGTTGTCCGACGCATTGAAGTGCGAACACTCGTCGCAGATCGCCCCGGCCACGGCGGACGCCGTCATTCCGCCGGGCAACCCGAGTGTGCCCTCCGCCGCCGGGAGGTCGGAGTCGTCGTCGGGAATGCCCAGCATCTTGCGGGCCTGCGGCACGCTCAGGATGCCCGCGATCACCATATCCGTCACCGGCTTGACCTGTTTCTCGTCCATCAAGTCCACGCGGCGGCTTTCGCTTTCGCGGTTCGACGCCTCGATGTCCGGATCGAGGTCCATCTTGATTTGCAGGCTCGAACGGCTGATGA